ACTAGTCGAAGCTTTGCCAGAATATCTTAAATTTTCCAACATCCGAGAAATGCACCAGCCATCCGCTGTTGGCATTACAAAGTCAGTCGATGTGGATGAAAAAGGCTGGTATATAGGGGCAAAGATTGTTGATGATAATGCGTGGAAAAAAGTCAAAGAAGAAGTTTACAAAGGATTTTCAATCGGCGGTAAAAGTTTGGTTAAGGTGGATAACACCATCAACAAATTACGCATCAGTGAAATTAGCCTTGTTGATAGACCAGCAAACCCCGAATGCGTTATTGAGTTGTACAAAGCAGAAGGTATAGAGAAAGAACCTACAGAAGATAAACCAGAAGAAAAAGAAATTGAAAAAGTTGCTGCTCGTGATGATGCTGACCCTAAAGAGGGTGAGGACAAATACGGCGATGTAAAATTCGCTGATGAAAAAAACAAGAAATATCCGATTGATACTGAAGAACATATTCGCGCCGCCTGGAATTACATCAACAAACCGAAGAACGCTGACAAATACGATGCCAAAGACATTCAGACTATTAAAAACAAAATACTCGCGGCATGGAAAGACAAGATAGGCGGTGAGCCGCCATCTGCTGAAAAGGATGACAAAGAGAAATCAGAGCAATCCCAAGATGTCCAAAAGGGCATGTGGGACGTTGCGCAGTTGGCATCTCTTATCGAACAAGTTAATTGCATTAAGGCAAGTGCAGAATTTGAAGCCATCGTCGAGGGCGATAATTCCACACTTCCAGCCAAGCTTAAAAAAGCTGTCATCACATTATCGTCCATTTTAAAAGATATGGTCGTTGAAGAAACAAAAGAATTGACAGCCGACACGACAGAATCAAACGAGGTTGTACCAGTTGCCTACGCTGAAAATGCAGAAGATATCGAAAAAGCAGGAGCGAGAAATAGCAGGAGCGACAATGACCGCATTCAAAAAATGCACGACCTCAGCATGGAACTTGGTGCTAGTTGCGGCGGCGCGGATAGTGCCAAGACTGATTTAGCCGCAGACATATCAAAGCTTGATGATTTGCAAAAAAGTATCTCCAAATTGGAACAGGAGAAACAAGATTTGCAAAAAAGAGTTGATGAACTTGAGGCTTTACCGAAGCCACCAAAAGGCGCATTGAAGTCTGTCGAAAAAGGTCAAGATATTAATTTTTCTAATCCGAAGACATCTTCAGAAGAAGATGAGAAAAATAATGAAAACCCTTTGTATTTATTGAAAAAAGCGCACGAGAAACCTGTGCCTTACGAGCAGTTTATTAGTAAATAGTTTTACAGCTTTACAACATGGAATCAACACACTGGAGAGTGACACATGACAAACGAAGTATCGGCACAAACTTTGGATTTGATTAAATCCTCACATCAGTCACCGACTGACCTTGCAAAGTCCTGGACTCAACCAGGTAGTGCAATCACGGGTATTAACGCGTATGACTTATCAAAGCCAGCGAAGAAATTATATCCTGTCAATACCCCTATTCGTAACATGTTACCTCGTGATGCCACAGGTGTTGGTACTGCAACGAACTGGCGTTCAATTACAGGTATTAATACCACAAACCTTGCATCAGGTGTAGCAGAAAGAAACCGAGGCGGCGTTATCACGACATCTGTTGTGAGCAAAACGGCTCCATTCTTCGGCTTAGGTCTTGAAGACTATGTAACCTATGAAGCAGATTACGCAGCAAAGTCATTTGATGATGTCAAAGCGTTAGCCGTTCAAGGGCTTCTTGAATCATTAATGATTTCTGAAGAAAAATATATTCTTGGTGGCAATAACTCAATCGCATTGGGTACAACTGGCACACCAACACTTGCCGATATCACCACAGGTGGAAGCTTGCTGGCAAATACCACTTATCGCGTGATTTGCGTTGCATTAACTCATGAAGGATTTATGTCCTCAAGTGTTGCAAACGGAGTTGTGGGTCAAGTTGTACGTACAAACGCAGACGGTACAACCACCACATACGGCGGTGGCTCTGCACAACAATCAACTGCGGCAACAGTAACAACAGCGAACGACTCGAACAATACACACAAGGTGAGTGCGACAGTTACATTGATTCCTGGTGCAGTTGCTTATGCTTGGTATCTTGGCACAACTTCTGGCACTGAGAAATTGGCAGCCATCACGACAATTAACAGCGTTGTTTTATCTGCTATTAACTCAAGCGGTCAGTTGGCTTCTGCGATTGTCAATGCGGGTGCAGATAACTCACAAAACGCTTACGTGTTTGACGGGTTCTTCTCTCAAATTGTCACAAGCAATAGCGGTGGTTACACAGCATCTCTTGCAACAGGTACAGCAGGAACAGGCACACCATTATCAGCAAACGGTAGTGTAGGTATCACGCAAATTGATACAGCATTGAAAGCATTCTGGGATAACTATCAGTTAGCTCCAACTCACATGTTTGTAAATGCTCAGGAATTGAAAAACATTTCTGCGAAGATTTTACAGTCTGGGTCTTCTGGTGCTTATCGTATTAACGCAATGGCAGCCGACAAGAACGGCGCAATTGTAGGTAATGCGTTGGTGAGCCAATACTTGAACCAATTCGGTTATGCTGGAAACCAAGTGATTGACATTGTTCTTCACCCCTACATGCCACCTGGAACAATTTTATTTTACACCAAGAAACTCCCATATCAACTTTCAAACGTTGAGGCTCCAGTGAAAATGAAACTGCGTCAAGACTACTATGAAATTGAATGGCCTCGTACAAAACGTAGTTTCGACTATGGCATTTATATGGACGGTGTATTGCAAAACTTCTTCGTACCTGCGTGCGGAATGATTACCAATATCGCTGACGGCTAGAGATTAAAAGGAAATACTCATGACTATTAAGTTAAAAGCTCCTGAAGGACAAGGCAATATTTCCTTTAATGGTGAGGAGTATCTGGTAGATAAACAGGGGATTGTGGATGTCCCCTCGGAAGCTGCTGAGGCTCTGATTGCTTCTTTCGGGTTTGAGGTTGTAGTGGAAGAAGAAAAAAAGGGAAGTAAAAAAGCTGTTGAAAAATAGGGATTGATAATGGCTGGCGCAAATGATTTGACTACGCTGGATGCGGTTCGGACTTATTTGCGATTAACAGGGACAAATATCGGCGACGATATATTGGAATCGCTAATCACAAGCGTCAGCGCATTTATCGAAACTTATACAAACAGAGTTTTTAATGAAACTGATTACACGGAAGTTAGGGACGGCATAGGTTGCAATGCGCAAAAAATGGTATTTGCAAATTATCCGGTGAGTGCTGTTTCTGCTGTAACGATTGACGGGACAAACATTCCTGCGGCAGCGAGTTTTAACGATGCAGGTTATCGTTTCGACTCTCAAGTCATAGTCTTGAATGGCTATAGCTTCTCCAAAGGAAATCTCAATGTCACTCTCGCATATACGGCAGGATATTCAACCATTCCCTACGATTTGTCACAAGCATGTAATGAGTTAGTAGGTTTACGTTATAGGGAAATAGAGAGAATAGGACAGGTCAGCAAAATTATTAATAGTGAAAATGTCACTTTTAGTAAAGACGCGATGCCTGCTGATGTTCTCATAACTTTGAATCAATACAGGAAGGTTATTTTAGTATGAAATTATTTCATTTTATTCATCGTTGGAAATTGGTGCGTGATACAGGTGTTACACATTACTTGGAATGTGAGAAATGCAATAAAAGAACATACAAACAACATCAGTCTTGTTATCAACCTGTAGATTGGGATTGGGTCAACGGAAATAGAGATATTTTCCTTGATTTTTACACAGCAACAAGATTAAGACAGTGGCAAGGTAAAAATTTGGATGTGGTGATTTGAATGTTCACCATAACAATTGCAGGAGATAAAGAAGTCATTAATCGCATGAGAGCGAGGAGAGATAAATTACTTCCAGCAGTTGAAAAAGAAATGAGAAAACAGGCAATTGATTTGGTTGCATATATACAAAGGCGAAAATTACAAAGTCAGCCATTGCACCATAGAAGCGGAAGACTTCAAGGTTCAATAAAACAACAAGTGACAAGAACATCTGACTTAATAAAAGCAAAAGTTTATACCAATGTGGAATATGCGCGCATACATGAGTACGGAGGTCATACACCTCCTCATGTGATTGAGCCTAAAAAGGCAAAAGCTTTGGCGTTTACGGTTGGCGGAAAACAAATCTTTGCAAAAAGAGTCAATCACCCAGGCTCGAAAATGCCTGAAAGGTCATTTATGCGTTCGTCTTTGGCTGAGAACGAGCAGAAGATAAAGGATGGATTAACAAAAGCAGTATCGGGGGTAATGCGTGCGCCGTGACCCTATCTATACAGCTTTGCTGAATAAATTCAGCACGTTAAATAATTTAACGGCAGCAGAAACACAAGAAATACCTGCTGACCCTTACAAGATTTATGTGCTTTGGGCTGATAGGTTTGTCTCAAATACAAGCGTGAAAAACGCACTGACAAACGTTGCATTGACACAGATTATGTCAGGCACGCCAAGTACAGGGGAATATTTGGTCAGTAACGGTGTTTATACGTTCGCCGCTGCTGATGTTGGTGTGAATGTGATTATCACATACACCTATACAGGGATTTTGACGTCGTGGATGTCTTTGACACATTGGGATGATGTGTCACCGGATGAGATGCCAGCACTATTTTTAGTGCCAAAGACTGAAACGAATGACATGAAAAAAGGAATGCCGACCAAGTGGTCAATAGACTTAGATTTGTATTTGTATGTGAATGCGCCGCAAAACCCGACGCTCTCACCCTCTAAGTTGATGAACCCTTTGTTGGATGAATTAGAGAGCATGTTATCTATTGATAGCTTTGCGGATAACGTTTGCACGCTTGGGGGTTTGGTCTCTCATGCGTGGATAGCAGGACAGGTTTTAAGAGGTGAAGGGCGTATCAGTACCACTGAAATTGCCATTGTGCCAATTAATATTTTAGTGCCAGCGTAGAGAGGAAGACATGAGCGAAAAAATGGAAGTTGTAAAAGAGAAAGGTGCAAGCAAAACACCAGAACAAATCAAAGAGATATTTGATAAGTGGTTTGCAGCGAATGTTTGCGATAGTCCAATTTCAAGAAACGTCGATATTTATAACTACTTTTTTAAAATCAAAGATGATTTGCTGAAAGAGTTAACGAAGTAATTTGTATTTGTACAACAGGGACAATTTAACACGGAGATGTAAGACATGGCACAATATAGCTTTGGTAATGGTTCAATCTGGGGGACAAACTCCGCCGCAAACTCAACACCCGTGCGACTGGGTGCGTTGCAAGACGTAACGGTCGATTTCTCATTTAATACTAAAATGCTTCACGGCTCCTATCAATTCCCTCTCGCTATCGGTCGAGGATTGGGTAAAGTCGATTGCAAAGCAAGCTACGGTCAGTTTTTTGCACGAGCATTTAATGATTTGTTTTTTAACGAAGCGGCTGCCCCTGCATCAAGTTCGATATTAGTTGCTGACAATGAATCTGGTTCTGTTCCAGGCTCAAGCACATACACCATCACGGTTGCAAATTCTGCAAACTTCGTTGAAGACTTAGGCGTTATTTACGCTAACACTGGATTGCCTTTGACAAAAGTTGCGAGCGGCCCTGCGGCTGGTCAATATTCTGTATCTGCGGGTGTCTACACATTCGCGGCAGGTGATGCAAGCGCAAGCGTGAAATTAAGCTATACCTACAGCGCATCAGGAAGTGGAAAAACCATCACAGGTGCAAACCAGTTGTTAGGTCAACAACCATTTTTCAGTTGTATTTTAACCAGCACATTCAACAGCAAAGCTTTGTATTTGAAATTAAACAAGTGCGTATCTTCTAAGCTTTCTTTTCCATTTAAGTTGGAAGATTTCACTATCAATGATTTTGAGTTCTCTGCTTTTGCTGACGATTCTAACAATGTGTTTACACTCTCAACCGCCGAATAAGGGATTAATCAATGACTCAATTTGAAGGAATCAATCTAAAACTTGGTAATAAAGATTATGTAATACCGCCTCTTAATTTAAAGGCAGTGCGTAAGTTTCAAAATGAAATTATGACAATGACCAGTATTAAAGGGGCGATTACAGATGAGCAGATGAATAGTGTTGTTAAAGTTATTCACGCTGCCATTTCTCGAAATTACCCAGATATTACAACGGATGAACTTGAGGAAATAATTGACCTTAAAAATATGCAGGAGGTTATACCTGCAATATTAGCGGCGTCTGGGTTTCTTGAAAAAAAAAATCAAGTAGAAACTCAAAACCTATAGATTGGGATGAAGTTTATTGCAATCTAATAACAATAACGGGTTGGACTTGGGAGTATGTAGACGATTATATGACTATCCCACGTCTTAATGCCTTGATGAAGTATTGGGCCAATCACCCACCCGTCCACTTAATTGCCGCAGGGATGGCAGGTCATAAACCACCCAGAGAATTAAAAGAGGACGAGGAAAGTGATTTTAATGAATTAATCAGTTTTGCTCATCAAATGGGTGGTACGGTAACAAGTGGCAAACTCGACTGACAACGTAAATGTACAATTTGGCGCAGACGTTAAAGGCTTAACGTCAGGGCTTTCGCAAGTCACATCCCAAGTTGAGCAAGCTTTAGGGCAGATGAAAGGCGGTTTTTCAAGCCTTGGGTCTGCTATCGAAACCGCTATCTCAAACCCACTTATTGCAGCAACAGCAGCCCTTGCAGGGTTTGGACTTGTCATCGGCACGGCTGTCTCAAAAACCACAGAGATGAGCCGTGAGGCATTTAATTTCGCTGCTGTCATGGGCACGACGACAGCGCAAGCCAGTGCATTAAAACAAGCTCTTGAAGAAATAGGCTTAAGCACTGATACATACTCAAACGCATTCTTAAAGTTTGTCCGTCAGGTTAAAAATAACGGCAGCGATTTAGAAAAGAATTTCGGTTTAAAACTCAGAGACATTAACGGCAATTTGCGCGATGGTAATGTGTTATTCCAAGAAGCACTTGCAAAAGTATTTGAGTACAAGGCAGGTATCGACCAAGACACCGTTGCAATGGCTCTTTTTGGAAAGTCTGTCTCTGATGTCATCAAATTACAGCGTCTTAATAACGAAGCATTAGAAGAAGCAAAAATCAGAAATCAAGAGTTAGGTTTAACCATCACCGATCAGAATGTTGCTGCATATCAAGCATGGGAGAAAGCGAGCAATGATGCTGGTGACGTATTTGAAGCGTTATGGAAAACTATAGGCGATGCTTTTATTCCAATACTTACAGAGCTTGCCAATTGGTTTGCAAGTGTTGGCCCAACTGCTGTGGAAATCACTCGCGTTGCATTGGCCGCTTTGGCTGGTGCTTTCTATGCCATTGAGACCGCTGCCGTTGCCATTGTCGCGCCTATTGAGGCAGCTATGTCGTCGATTGCATCCGCTGCCAGAAATGCAGCAGCAGCAATCGCCAATGTTGCAAGCTTAGATTTCTCAGCAGCGAAAGCAAACATCAAACAGATTGGTACTGATACGGTTAATGCCTTTGCTGAGGCTGATAAAAAAATCGTAGACCAAGCCGTTAAAACAAAAAATGCTGTCAAACAAATTCTATCACCTGATATGACATCTTCTGCACCAAAAGGGGGGGTTAAGTCCGCGCCTAATTTGGAAAAAGGCGGCGGCGGTCGAGGAAAAAGTGCAGCTTCTCAATTGGCTGAAGAAGAAGTCAGACACCAGGAAGCCATGCAAAATGAGTTGCTTAATCAAAAAAGAGCGATTGCACAATCTGAATTAAATTTGGGAATGATTACAAAGGCGCAATTAATCCAACAAGAAATTGATTTTGAAAACGAAAGCTATGAAATCAAACGCCAAGCAATGGAAAAAAGGACGGCTCTATTAGCGAATGACCCCAACACCACACCTGCTGCTAAACAAAAAGCACTCGACCAAATGCTTGAGATGGAACAGCAGCATGAAACAGCCGTTTTAAAACTCAAATTGCAAGCGGCTGAAGAAGCGCAAAAGTTCAACATGGAAGCGGCAAAGACAATCGAAAATAGCTTTCAAGATTTATTTCAAAGTGTGATAAGCGGACAGAAAAGCTTAAGTGAAGCATTTAACGATTTTATCAATTCGATTGTCTCAGCATTGAGCAAACTGGCAGCACAGTATCTTGCTCAAGCGTTATTTGGTGGTGGTGCTGCTGGTAGCGGGTTTGGATTAGGTGGAATCATCAGCGGCATATTTGGCGGTGGTGGAGGGGGCGGCGGTTCTCTTATTGGTAGCGGGTTTGGTTTCGGCGGCTTTTTGGCAAGTGGTGGCGACGTAGAACCTGGCACATCGTACATCGTTGGTGAAAAAGGCCCTGAGACATTCGTGCCACGCGTACCAGGGACGATTGTGCCGAACACCACGACTGGCGGTAAAAAATTTAATGTTGTTAATAACTTCCTTATTCAAGGGACGATGAATCAACAAAGCCAACAGCAAATTGCAGCGAGTGTGGGAATATCAATCAATCGCGCATCGAGGAGGAATAACTAATGAGCTTTTTGGAAACCCCTCGATTTCCTGACCAAGTGGCTTTCTGGGCAGTAGGTGGCGCAGGTTTTAACACAACTATCATCGTTGTTAATTCAGGATATGAGCAGCGCAATATAAACTGGTCACAATCTCGTGCGAAATACGATATTTCAGAAGCTATGCGAACGCTTGCCGATGTGGATGCAACAATTGCTTTTTTTCGTGCGGTGAAAGGAAAGGCGCACGGTTTTAGATTCAAGGATTTTATGGATTATATCGTCACCACATCAAACGGTATTTTGGGTGATGGAATGGGTGACGGTACTGCCAACTACCAAATGAAGAAAGTCTATACATCAGGTGCATTAACAGATACCAGAATTATCACAAAGCCTGTTGCAGCAACAGTCAACGTGTATGTTAATGGCGTTATTCAGGTTTTAAATACTGATTATACATTCAACGCAACGACTGGGGTTGTGACGTTTCTGGGAAGTCCACCGGACAATATGGACACGCTCACATGGGCAGGTCAGTTTGATGTGCCTTGTAGATTTGATATCGACGAGATGCGAGGAACACCAAATGACGGCGGACTTTGGACATGGGAAACGATACCCATTGTTGAGATAAGGGTATAACCATGAAAGTCATTCCCTCACATTTACAAACTGTTATCGCTTCATCAGTCACAACCCTTGCAACCTGTTGGAAAATTACAAGAACAGACGGCATGATTTTCGGCTTTACTGATTACAACGAGGACTTGGTGATTGATGGTCTCACCTACGAGGCGCGCACGGGTTACACAAAGTCACAAGTACAAGTTAGCGACAAACTCAATGTTGATAACATGGAATTGACGGGGGTATTAGAAAGCCCATCTATCACAGAGCCGGATTTGATGGCTGGATTATGGGATTTTGCACATGCTGAAATCTTCCAAGTTGATTATACAGACCCAGCAGGTGGCATTATAAAACTTTTAAAACCGACTCTAGGTCAGGTTGTTGTACATCGAAATTCATTCAGCGCAGAGCAGCGAGGAATGATGCAGCCATTACAAAATGAATTTGGTCAGCTTTATTCTGCCGCTTGCCGTGCAACGTTAGGAGATGCCAGATGTACCGTTGATTTAACCCCTTTCACATTCCCTGCTACTGTCGATACTGTAACCGACAACCGAACATTTACAGCGACCGCATTAACGCAGGTAGACAATTATTTTCAGGGTGGAAAGGTTACGTTTACAAGCGGCAATAACAATGGTCTTTCGATGGAAGTTAAGAACAATACACAAAGCACAAATGAGGTTGTCTTACAGCTTCAATTACCTTATGAGATACAAGTCGGTGATACTTTCGATATTGTAGCAGGCTGCGACAAGGTGAGTACAACCTGCTTTAACAAGTTTAACAACATAATTAACTTTCGTGGTGAGCCTTTCGTACCTGGAAACGACCAACTGACAAAAGGAATTTAACGATATGGTGACGCGCGCTGACATTGTGGAAGAAGTGAAAGGATGGGTAGGGACGAAATATCATCACCTTGGTCGTGTGAAAGGTGCTGGTGTTGATTGTGCAGGACTTATTATCGGTGTTGCTCATGCAGTTAATATATCGCCTGATGTGGATGTGAAAAACTATTCGCGGCTGCCCAATAGCGTTGATATGAAAAAGTATCTTGATATGTACCTTGACCGCATCGAGATTAAAGACGCGCGCGCAGGCGATATCCTATTTATGAAATTTGCGAACGAAACCCCTCAACATCTAGCCATTATTTCTGAATATGAAAATGACAAGATTATCAAGATTATTCACTCCTATACTCAAGTCAGAAAATGTTGCGAACATCACTATGATGAGGTTTGGAAGAAACGAACTGTATCGGCTTATTCGTACAAGGGAGTAAGTTGATGGCAGCACTCGCATTAGGACTCGCAGGGGCAGCAGCAGGCAGCTTTCTTGGCTTTGGTTCAGTCGGCGCGTCTGTTGGTTGGCTTGTGGGTTCTACACTTGGCAACATGCTTTTTGGAAGCAGCCAGGGCGGACAGAAAATCACACAAGAAGGTACAAGGCTTACAGACTTAAAAGTCCAAACCAGTACGTATGGTAATATGATTCCTGTTGTCTATGGCGTTATCAGAGTATCAGGCAACGTCATCTGGGCAACTGATATCGTTGAAACTCGCCATGAAGATACCGTAGAACAAGACGGTGGCGGAATGGGTAAGGGTGGGCCTCCATCGGTTGAACAAACAAGCGTAACTTACACGTATGCCGCCAATATAGCCGTTGGATTATGTGAGGGTGAAATCGCAGGGGTTCGTAGAATATGGGCAAATGGAAAACTCATCTACGATATAGGCGATAGTAACTTCACTTTGGTATCAAGCTTTGGTGTCACAGGTGGCGGCTCATTGAGAGTTTACCCTGGCAATGAAACACAAACACCAGACGGATTGATACAGGCTCACCAAGGCGTTAATAACACACCTGCTTTTCGTGGGTTGGCTTACGTTGTTTTTGAAAACTTCCAACTTGCAGACTTTGGAAATCAAATACCTAACTTGACGTTTGAAGTGGTCAAACAAGGCTTTTATCACACACAAGGCATAAGAGTTGCAACCAGTGGCGCGGCTGGTATGTCGTTTGCTGTTATCATGTATAACCCAACTGATAACGATGTCTATGTCGCAAACCCAGGCAATGGTGATATCTTTCGCATAAGCCTGGCAACAAATACTGTCGTTGCAACAGGAAACTCAAGTCACTTAGTCGGTATCATTGCGTGGTTATATAATCCTGTAAATTCAAAAATATACGCATGGACACCCAGCGCATTTTACGAAGTAGACCCAACGACTTTTCTGACAAAGTTTGCGTGGGATGCTTTGGCATTCTCTGGTATTGGAGGAGATGCAAACCAATTCCTTAATATCGTTGATACGCAAGTTGAGCGTCTCTATGGCTCTTATATAACGTTATCAATGGGAACAATAACAAGTCGATTAAACGTGATGGATGCTACAAACCCATCCAATGATAACGCTATCTTTCAATATCAATGGGGTGGCAATGATGTATCACTTCGTATTTTAGACCCTGCGACGGGGTATCTTTGGGGTGATAACAGTGACGGAAGCTCTGCAACGCCTTCAAAATTTGCGAATTGGGATGTGAGAAGCGGTTCAGGTCAGCCAGCTTATGTGTTCGATGTACCAAACACAAACCTCAATCGAGCAAATGCAATGGCGATGATGATTGACCATGCGTCACGTAGATTGATGGCGTATTACAATGGCAATTCAAGCAATGGATATATCTGCATTATTGACCTTGATACACAAACGATTGTATCAACGACGCAAGTGCCTGTCGCCAATGGCGGAAATAATCCATTGTTTAATACACAAGAGCGTCACGTATTTTACATAAGCGCAGGCAATAAGATTGTCCATTTTGATGTCGATACAGCCACATACACACAAGACAATTACCCTTTCAGTGGCATCAGTGACATTGTGTCATCAGCGTATGACCCTAACACCGATTCGGAATTATGGGGCGGTCGTGATTCTGTCACAGGCACAGGATTATTCAGAAACCTTGGGTTAAGGCTAACACCAGACCCTCACTCTCTTGCGTCCATCGTAGAAGACTTATGCACAAGGGTCAATTTAACTTCGTCAGATTTAAACCTCTCATTATTAGATGGCAGTGTTGATGGTTATTTCATTTCAAATATTTCCACAGTGCGCGCATGTCTTCAGCAGCTTATGCAGGCGTTTTATTTTGATGCAACAGAAAGCGATTACAAAATTAAATTTGTTCCACGTGGACAAGCATCAGCATTAACCATAGACGCTGATAATTTAGGTGCATACACTTATTCAGATACACCGCCAGATATTATTACTATCACGCGCGCGCAAGACTTAGACCTTCCGCGTGAGGTGAGTGTGGTTTATTTCAATAAAAACCAGAACTACGAACAAGGCACACAATACTCACGAAGAATCGACAAAGAAAACAAAAAGGTTGAGACTGTCACCTTCCCAATCGCGATGGATGATACCAAAGGAAAAGCGGTCGCAGATGTTCTCCTATATGATTTTTGGGTAGGGCGTACAACCTATGAGTTCATGACAACTTTGGCGTATAGCGCACTTGAGCCAACAGACGTGATTACAGTCACTAATGGTAGTGCGACATACTCAATAAGAATCGTTACAAAAGAACAAGACGCAGGCTTAATCAAATTCACGGGCGTCGATGAAGTACCAGCCATCTATACGCAAGATAGTCCTGGTGCGCCATCCATAGACCCAAACAATACAATATATTTCCCAAGTCCAACAAGATTGTTTTTTCTTGATATTCCTTGCTTACGTGATGCCGACAATAACCCTGGCGTATATATTGGCGCATCTCCGAGCAATCCTAATGCCCCGTGGAGGGGGTCGCAGATATTGCGTTCTGTTGATAATGGAAACTCATATCAGGAAGTGACAAGCTTCTTCGGCGCATCGACGTCCGGCATGGCATCGACTGTACTTGGCAATTGGACAGGCGGCAATCAATTCGATTTTAAAAACACTGTGACCATCATGATGATAAGTGGTGAGCTTGCAGACGTTTCAGAATTACAAGCGTTTAATGGCTTTAATCTTGCTCTCCTTGGCGATGAAATTATTATCTTTCGTGATGTCGAATTAATTTCTACAGGGGTTTATAAATTAAGCTGCTTGCTCAGGGGAAGATTTGGCACTGAGCAATACATGTCAACGCACGTCGCGCCTGAACGGTTCATCATGTTAAATAACGCCGTACATCGCTATAACGAAACGGTAAACGACATAAATTCGACATACTTATACAGACCCATCACTTTTGGAAACGACTTGTTTTCAGCCCCTAACATTCCTTTGCAAGACACTGGCGTTTGTCTTAAGCCACTAACAGCAGTGCATATTAAGGGTTCAAGAAACGTTTCACTTGATATTTTAATCGACTGGGTAAGACGCACGCGTATTACTGGCGGATGGAATGATTATGCTGACGTGCCAATAGGTGAGGCTACAGAAGCCTATCAAGTCGATATTTATAACGGCAGTGATGTCGTAAGAACGATAGACAGCACAACGCCGAGTGTGACATATACAGCAGCCCAGCAGGTAGCAGATTTTGGCTCTACACAATCCAGTGTTGATATTGTTATTTATCAAATGAGCGAGATAGTAGGGCGTGGTTTTGGAGCAGCAGCAACAGTTTAAGGGAGAGTAAATCAATGACGATACTTGCGCAGATAATGCAATCACAAGCACAAAAGGAAGTGACAGCGAACGCAAACTTTGCAGCCGTTTCACCTGCGGGTGGTTTTGGAAACAAACCATCAACGACAAGCGGTCTTACATTTGGGTTTTATGGCGGAATCATAAACGTTGCAGGCACATTAACCAATATAATTGACGGGACAGTCAGCCTTACAAATAACGCCACAAATTACGTTGAAAGAGATTTAGCAGGGACGGTCACCAAAAACACAACAGCATTTAGCGTGGATAAAATACCGCTTTTTACAGTGGTTACAGTAAGCGGTGCAATATCCAGTATCACAGACCAGAGAATCATCAGCGACAATCGAAACTTTGGGACTATTTCAATTGATGTGTCAGGCAATACAGATGTCACATTAGATTACGAACAAAATTTTAATCAAATCATCGAATTAACAGGGACGCTTACAGGAAACATCAGCGTGATTGTGCCTGACCTTCCTTATTTCTGGGTGATTTACAACAACACATCAGGAGCCTTTACGCTAACATGGAAAACATCTGGCGGCACTGGGTTAACGATTACACAGGGCGATAGAGTATTTTTATACAGCGAAGGCGTAGACGTTTACGGTTTATCTTAGGAGAGTAACGCAATGAGTGCATTCAAAAGTATGTTCAGTGTTTTAAGTTCACAAGCACCTTTTGCAGCGGTGGCTTGTGATTTCGCATCAAGTGCAGGATTTTCAAAGTCAGCAGATTTCACAGGGGACGCAGACGGTAAGCAGGGAATATTCAGCTTTTGGATTAGAGCGACCAGTATCAGTGGTAATTCTCCATTATTAGCAAACGGAAACGGAAGAATAGCCCTCGGTTATAGTGGCGCAGCACTTCATATCTATGGTGCAGATTCAAGTGACAATCAACGATTGGGAATTGATACAGCGACAAACTTGCCATTAAATCAATGGAATCACGTCATTTGTGCGTGGGATTTAAACGTTAATTTTGCTCGCGCGTATATGAACGATGTTCGTATATCCAACGGCTTTGAGTTTGCAAACAATGCAACTTTAGATATGGCGGGTAGTGGTTGGACTTTGGCACAAGTAAGTTTTGCAGGGTGTTTGTCTGAAGTTTATTTCGCACCCAATCAATTTTTGGATATCTCAGTCGAAGCAAATCGCAGAAAATTTATCAGCGCAGATTTTAAACCCGTTGACCTTGGCTCAGATGGTAGCTTACCCACAGGAACAGCACCGATATTATATTTGAGACAAAACGGCTCCAATAAGCTTGTTAATTCAGGCACAGGTGGAAATTTTGATTCTGTTGTAGGGACTGTGACGAATTGCGCATCATCGCCGAGTGATGAATGATAAAAGAGCATGAGCATCTGACAGAATTATTTTATAAGCAGATAGAAAAAAACTCATCGAATATTGAACATTTAAGTGTGACGGTGGCTGTCATGTCTAAACAATACGATGACATTCAGGAAAAGCAAAATGAGATTCTTGCAATATTACAACGACTTGAACAACGTCTTGAAGCCTTGGAAAAAGAAAGGATTAAGGAGCAGGGGAAGAAAGAAGCAAAAACAATCATCATCGAGCATGTGGTTAAGTATTGGTGGGTTGGATTAATCACCATCATATTCTTTGTTGCAAACGATACGAATGTTGTCGAAAGGATAAAAGCATTTTTCGGAAAATAGGGAGCGTATATGCCAAATTTCAGCCAAGCATCAATTGATAAATTATCAACCTGTCATATTGATTTACAAACATTATTCAAAGAAGTCATCAAAGAATTTGATTGCATTGTTATGGAAGGTCATCGCGGACAAGAAGCGCAAGACGAAGCATTCAGAACCGGAAAAAGTCAGAAAAAATATCCATACGGAAATCATAACGCAACGCCATCCAACGCTGTTGATGTAGCACCATACGATACAAAGAAAAAAACTATCAACTGGAATGACAAAATAACGTTTTATTACTTCTCTGGGTTTGTATTGGGTATTGCTTACAAATTAAAGCAGGAAGGAAAAATCACGCACTCTATTCGATGGGGTGGTGACTGGAATAGTGATGATGATTTACATGACCAAACACTATTCGACCTCGTTCATTTTGAACTTGTTCTTTAAGGAGAGATGATGTGGACTTTGGAGAGTTGGGGAAAAATATCATCAAGGCTGCGCCTTTGCTTGGCACACTTCTTGGCGGCCCTGCTGGTGGTGTCGCGGGTTCGCTTATCGCAGCCAAATTCGGTGGTGATGCAACGAAGCCGGATGAACTACTTAAGCGAATTAATAGCGACCCAGAACGGGATGCCAAGCTTGCTGAAATAGAAGCAAACAAAGAGGTTAACCTGCAAGGTCTACTTGTCACGGCAGAGAATAACCGCCTTACAAATGAAACCTCTCAGTTGAAAATTGAGGCTGATGACAGAGCAAATGCCAGAGCTGCGAATAACCAAAACCAAACACCAGAGCAAAAGTGGGTAGATGAACTCATTAAGGTTTCAATTGTCTTATTTTTGTATGGTGTAGTGTATGGTGGTTTATTTTGGATTAAGAAAAGCGACCTTAACCCGATGGAAGCAACAACGCTTAATAATGTGATGGTGTCAGCTTGGACAATTATATTAAGCATTGCGGCTTATTATTTCGGCACATCGTTAAGCTCAAAAATGAAGGATATTAGACTTGCAAATAAAAACAATGCTGCAACTTAGTGAAGACAAAGAACAAAAGCTTTTGATTCAATGGTCAAGGTATAAGTTCTTTAGCGGAAATAAAAGGCTTTCTGATTATATGATTGCTGTACCTAATGGTGGCTCACGTCATTTCTTGGAAGCAATTAATCTTAAGAGGCAAGGTGTAAAGCCAGGTGTGCCAGACATTCTCATTTTCATTCCTAACAAACATTATCATGGCTTGTTTATTGAGATGAAAAGAAAGAATAATTTTGTCGTCTCTGAATTTCAAAAACAGTGGATAGAACGATTAAACACAATAGGTTATTGTGCTTGCGTTGCAAATGGTTTTGAAAAAGCAAAGGAATGTATTGATGACTATTTGGCTTATTTATAAATTTTAATACCTCCACAATCTTATTGTCTTAATATGCTCTCTTGGCTTTAATGTTTTTTCTAACTTGGAATGTTCGCAAAGGTATTGATAATTAACACCTAGATGAGCATAAAATAATTCAAGCGCACCGTCAGCATCATATACCGCAGCTTCGACAATATCCCTTATTAGAAATGTCACAAAATGCACAACAACCTCAATCATTTTTTCAGCTTCTATTGCACCTTTCTCATAATCTTCTGGGTAATTTTTCTTGATAAGGTCATACATCATAAAATAAAGATTAGAGGCGACATTTATTTTTCTGTTCTGTTTTCTTATATAATCATGTTCATGATATATATCTAAGTCTTTCGCAAGCCTTTGACCTTGAGGATATTCGTTGAATAATTTCACGGGGTCTTGAGGAGGTGTAAATTTTTTATTGAGCCATTCACCATAAGAATCACCTGTGTCGTCAGGATTTTCACGAGACCATTCGGAATAATAATCGAGATAGTCATCGTCAAATATATCTGGCACTCTGTAACTTCTATCTTCCCAGTCGTCAGAATTTGCAGCCGTTCTTGGTGTATATAATCCTTGTACATCAAGCTCGTCTTTTGGGATTGCTATCAGCTTGTAAACTCTTGGCGGCAATCGTGTTTTTATTTCATCGACAGCCGCCTTCTCCTTCTGCATAAATGCAGAGAAGCCGCTTGTATCATCTTGCCCGTTCATTTTTTTTGCCTTTAATAGTATATTTTGTTTAATAGAAGCCGTTATTTTTTCTTATGTATTTTTTTCTCTAAGTCATTCATCTCTTTTGAAAACTCCCAATCTCCAAGATTATTAAAATCGGTTGAACTCCCCGTATAACCATCTTTTGAAAATGTGGTTGAATCATTATTATGACCATAAACGTGACAAGTCTTATCTTTATTAAATGTAATCCAAATATCGCTACCATCATCAAACCTTACGATGTAACTTAAACCATCAAAAGTGTCGATATATATTTCGGCAGGATATTTTTTACCTTTGGAATCGAAAGAAAATGCACGGTATTTATTATTATCTAAATAGCTTGACTGAAGAATTATTTTGTAAACTTCAAAACCATCAAAATGATTGTCTTTGTCATTAATCACACAGTTATTTATACCTTCATCCATCCATTGACGTTCTTGTCTGTAATCCTGTACTTTGTGATATTCATGCAATCCATACAATCCAATAGCACCACCTATAATTACTGGCAAAATCATTGACTTTGCAAATATTTTTAAAAAACTTGGATGAACTGGAACTTCATCGGTTGAATTTTCATCATTAACTTTTTTCATGACACATACCTCAATTTTATTAATCGAACAACAAGTAACCGATGGCTATTCCTAGTGAATAACCCAATAAAAAACCAGACATAAAAAACATAAACCACCTCTCCAAGTCATTAACTTGGAATTGTTATTAAAACCTTAAACAACATTACTCCACCTACCAATGCAAATATGAATAAAACAAACCATACTTGCGCAAAAAATCCTTTTTTTGCTTTAGCCTTTTTGTATGCGTAATAAGCGAACCAAAAAACCAAACCGACTGAGACTGCACTGTAAATTGCAAAAGCTAAATGAGACATAACGCATCTCCTTAATCCGTTCTATCCATCCAAGGATTTTCGTCAATATATTTTGTTATTTCTTCAAACGCGCAATCTCTTGTATGTTTAGGGAGTGAAATACCGCCTTTGACAACTCTTGTATGATAGACGTCTCTATGTTCAATAATTTCTACTGAACCGCCACCTTTCCACTCAAAAGAATATTGTTTGTTATTCGGGTGAGATAGTGAAAAGCTGTCTTGTGGTTCTTTGTATTGAACCATCAAACCTTCATTTGAAAGAATATCCTTTAATGCCTCAAATGAGATTCTGGCTTCAAAATTTTCATATTCTGCCATTGTTATTCTGCAAACATTTTTATCCCATTTCCTCACTTTGGTTTCTTCATCGACATAGTTTGAGACTTCAATATCAATAACCTGTGCAAGATTAATAATTCTTTCCTCGCCATTTCTATCATCAATTAAGCAAATAAAATTCATGTTCAATCTCCTATTTTTTCAAATCCACCTGTGAATCGAAACTCTTTCGTTGTTCTACTTATTTGAAAATAAGCTTTTACTTTGTCACCGATATCAACACTGTCATAAATATCTGAATCAGTATCAATACGATATTTTTCACCATCATCATTTGACTTATATTCGATGACGTACTCCTCGCCTTCATAACTGGTGGTAACTGCCATCTGACCATTGGTTGTTATTCCAACACCAGTATGACTGCTTGAACCATGATAATATTTGTTTGTTATTACACCTTTTTCGTATTGTATTTTTGCTCTAATAAAACCTATCCAATTATAGAAACTATACAAAATATTCCATGCTAGCCATGCAAGAAAACTTACAGCAAATATTGTTAAAATTATAAATATAATGTTTAACCACAAAGGATTGTCAGAAAACATTTCAAGAAAGTCGCTCATGTTATTTCTCCCCATCCTTATTGTACTTATCCAGTAATTCAATTATGCTATTCACCTGTTCAAGCAACTCATCCATGTCTGAAGGTTTGCTCTCAATTTTAAAAGAGCCAACCTCATCATCTAATAGCATGTCAAATATTCTTATTGAAAAACCACCCGCCCATTGAAATTTTATATCTGGAGTTCGAGAGTCTGTAACCTCAGTAAATTTTCTTATTATTTCCTCCAATTCTTGGCGTTTTGTTTTTTCCTCATTAAACCTAAATTTAATTGACTTATTTTGTTTCATTGCTGTCTACCTATTACATAAAAAATTAATTCTTCTCATACGTCTTCAATATTTTTTTTGCTTTAAAGTGGAAAATTATTCCTCTTATTGAATTAATTATCACTGATATTATTATTAATGATACGGCTAAGGTGAGAGGAGCAAATACATATTCCAACTCTATACGACCAGGTGCGAAAAAATGCACAAGCATTAAAAGCCCTGTAACTATTGCGCCTATTAAAAAAACCATTTTGTTTCCCCCTCAAAATGATTAATTCTTTTTGTTATTTCATCCCTAAAATATTTTGCTAATTGTTTTGCTTTTAATCCGTAGTGAGTACTATTAATCACCGCATCTGCTTTCTTTTTCATCACAATTAAATCTGTCATCGTCTTCATGGTGTATCTCCTTCACTCCAATCTCAATGTGCTTCGCCCTTGCTCATCAAAATATTTTCTTGTTTTCATGTTTTCTTTTATTGCCAACATAAAAGCATTTTCAGCAGACTTCCAATTATTAAATTCGCCTAATACTTCATTGCCGCCCATCAACCGAATTATTTCTTTGTCGTTTTTATGATTAACCGAATCTTGTCTGTTTCTTCTTAAGTACGTCATTGTTGCTACTCCTACTTATTATCCTTTTAAAATTTTATTAAAAAACCAATCATCAAAACCGCTAGATGTGTTGTTGCGTTTAATCCATTCATTTCTAAAATAAGTGTATTTATCAATTAATTCTTTCATCACAACTCTAATTTCTTTTTTGTTCATGGCACTTCCCCTTAATTAAGTAGTTCGATATCGAACCTCTTAATTATGAGTATAGTACAGTTTTTCAAAAATGGGAATAAAAAGATTAATTTTTTGAGTAGGGCCTGCCTATGTGGGGGGGTTTGAAATTGACGATATCTTCAAGGGAAATAAGCCACATTTTGCCAATGCGTTTTGCAGGCAATAACCCATCAGCAATATATCGTCTGATGTGTACTGTAGTGCGTTTTAAAAGCTTTTCAGCGGTCGTTACGGTAACGTAATCTAACTCACCAAGTGAGATGATATCTCCGTTTTTAAGCCCTTTAATACGCGCGTGATTTGTGTTTTTCCCCATGTGTCACGTCCTTTCGGTGTTTTAATTTTAAGTCGAGTCAGTTCTTTTGCTAACTTCCTTTGAGAATTATAGCCATTTAATTGTAGGTCTGTAATTATAGGCGATATTTGCTCGATAAATTTACGAGAATTTTCCTTAAGAATTTCATTTAATTGTTTAATTTTTGGACTGCCTAATTTGACGCCACGAGATTTTAATACATTTAATGCGGCTTTTGTGCGTGCTGATATAAAATCTGTTTCCATTTCTGAAAACACAGCGCGCATGTGTATAAAATTTTTATCAATATGTGGGCTTTCTACAGGTACAAACTTAATCTTTGATTTAACAAGCTGTGCAATAAATAACACATCTCTTGCAAGTCTATCCAACTTTGCAACTGCGAGAATAGCACCTGTTTTTTTGCATTCTTGAAGTGCTAAGAGAATGCCTTTTCTATCATTTCTTTTTCCGCTGATAACTTCATAATGTGTATTAATTATTTCCCCATTAACGCTTTTGACATAATCTTCTACCATTATTTTCTGACTTTCCATTCCAAGACCACGCGCTCCTTGCTTATCTGTACTTACTCTATAGTAAGCAATATATTTTTGGCGTGTTTCAATCATTTTGATTAATCCTTAGTGAAAAAATAAATCAGTGCAACACAAACAATACATGTACAAATAGCATCTACAATATTAGAAATTGCTTCAGGCCAACTCATTATTTAGTACCTCTCCAAATAGAAACGATTATCATAGCAGCACAACAAATACATAAAACGCAGAGTGAAATACATTCAGGCCATCCCATAGTTACTCCCAGTCTTTGTCAAATAACATTCTTTTTAAAGTTTCTTTTGCAAAAGCTAATCTATGTATTTTCTTTTCATAATCAACAAGTCTGTTGTCCCAAATAAAATACCAATCTCCTATAATTTCGCAGATATATGCTTCTTGTTCAAATGTAAATTCTGGTTTTTTCATAATCTCTCAATTAATGGTAGGTTTTAGAGTAGATAATGCGCCTCTAAGGTTATGATTTAGGTGTTCCATAAATGAATCACAAAGTTTTTCTGGCTGCTCATTCCAAAGTGATTCACGAATGATATGACCTAAATGTGAAATAACAAAAGTCTGTAAAATACATGTTCTAAGATGTACAGGTTCAATGTCATAATGCCGATAGATTCTGATACAATTAATCATTGTATTTTCAATTCTCTGGCAAATATCAATGATGATTTCATCTAATTGCTCATCTGTTGGACGAACTTTTTTCAGTTCCATTTTTTCACCTCTCCTTGATTAATAGTAAGACCCTCAATTTTTAATTTTAAGTCTCTGATAATTTCCTCTTGATTTTCAATTACTATTTTATAAGTAATCTCATGTGCATTTGTTGCAGCTTCAATAAACGTCATTTTTTCGTCAATCTTTAATACAAATTTAAGTATTTTATATGTAATAGCAACAGTAACCCCCATTGAAAATAGAGCTATGTAATCGGCAAGACTTCCCAAATAAATTGTCATTTTTCCTCCTTTGCTTCACGAATGCTCTCTCTAATATATGACATACTGGAATCAATTGACTTTAAAGTTTTACGAATATCAATAGCTTCACCAATCAACCAAACAATTGCACAAAAAATAATAATCTCCATTATTTTTCACCATGTAAGAATTTGTCTCTTAAAAAGTCTTTTACTGCCAATAATCCATTTTCATCAATCCAACCTTTTATTTTTTTAACAATTGCCTTGTGACCTTCTTCAGCTTCTTTATATGTTGAATATCTGACACATAATAATGCTTTGCTTATTTCCTTATTATTAAAATTTTCATCAAAAAGAATTGATTCAAAGAAACAACCATCAGAGAAACTTGTTCCAAAAAATACAGTGCTTAAAAATAAATCGCTTATTTCTTCTTGCTTAACAATTTTTTGATGTTTGTTTTGTTGAGCATATTCTTCAAATGTACATCGAACAACTTCTTTATCGTGTAACTTGTAATATGAGATATTTTCATTCACCGAGATGCTCCTCTAATGTTTGCACCATAGCTTTAATTGCTTTTCTTTTTATTCGTTGAAATTGCTCATCGCTTGATGAAAATCTTCTTATTGAATTATTTGCAAAATGACCCGTTGCATGTGCAAACGCAGAGAAACCAGTATCAACAATAAAATTTATATCGTAATGCGCATATTTTTTATGTGCTAACTCAAAAAATACTTGTGTCACTTTTAATAAGTCCTCTGCTAACAAATTAACATTCTCTCTTACATCATCCGCGTATTTGGTTGTGATTCCTTTCATAAATTCTCCTTTATCCGATATACCCATAACTCACCATCAATCTGACCAATCACAATATGTTTAGATATTGACGTATTTTTTTCATCCCAGTCATTTTTATTAATTCGTGTTGCGCTCACTGTTCTCAAAAATCTTTTGACAATATCCGTCCCTTTTATCCGTCCTTCTTCCATGTGAAAAACTCCAAAACTGCCCAAACTGGACACAAACAAACGGGCGTATGCTTGTGACCATTATGCACCGCCCAAATGAATTTCTGATAATTTTTGATGTTCTTTCTTGACAAATTCTGTCGCACATGACCAACAAAGAGTGATTGCATCATCATTTTGATTCTGCGCGATTGTTCTGATGTCTATTTTTTGCTGAGTGAGATAAATTTTTGTATCGCACTCTTGACAATTTTCGATAACTACGCTTTGCCTTTCTATCTGTTCCGGCTTCACGTCTGAAATCTTGTGACCGTTAATCATGTAAATCCTTTTATCTCTCATTTAGCTTCTCTCGCCCTCAATACTTTTTCACTGCATTCAAGGCATAATGTTCTAAAACCCTTATTATTCTTTTTAAGTGTTTCTCGCGATTCCCTTGTGACTTCAGATACATATATTTCGTCTTGACACTCATAACAATTCTCAATGACCGCCTTATAAAAGGCTGGCGGCTTATGAGGCACTTTGCTAACTTTAGGGCAAGAACAAATAGCCTCCGTCGAAATTCCAACATTCCCGTTTTCCATAAATCCTCCTTTTAATCAATTGGTAAGTTCGGTAATGGCATCCAGTGCGTAATTTTAAATACTGGGTCATCTATGTGGTAATCTGTATGTCCACCTAGTAATTGAAAATAACCGCCAGGGAAAAGCTTACCGATAGCAATCTCTTTCCCATTAGATATGAGCACATATACATCATAGTCAGGTCTTATGGTTTTAATCTCAAGCCAATCGGTGTTTACCTTCTCATCAACTCGTGACAATTTGTCACGGTTTGTTGTTCGCGAGTTCTGACAAGCCTCACATCTGCAAATATAAGGGTCATCGCCTGAAAAAAGTGTTTGTAAATGAAATTCGTGTACTATCCATCTGTACGCGCCGGAAGCCCCCACATGGTGTGCAGTTCCAGAAGTGCCTCTACCTCCTCCCATAGCTATCATGTTTTCATGATGGTCTATCTTTTGATTAACAAACTCACAAAGCTTTTTACCGTCAATTTTCCAGTCTTCACTCATTGCAATCCCTCTATTTCATCTATCCTTTTGGCATCAGGCACAAGATTTTTAACTTCTTGCTCTGATAGCAGTCTGTTAATAAAATTTTTCGATGGGATTTTGTCGTGTGTTTCGAGCCTAAAAAAAAGAATTTGACCTCTTGTTTCTCTTAACTCAGATTCTTTAATTTTTCTGTAAGCTTCATCAGATGTGGATGCTTTAATAAAAACACCACCAATAAAAACAGGTTGATTGTTTATTTCGTCAGCAAATGACAAATAATAATATCCTTGTGTTTTGATTTTAATTTTATGTAAGTTTCTTTCTCTGTGAAAATCATTGCAATTTGCGCAAACAAAACCCTCATATATCATTTGTCTTCCTTAAATTACAAATTAATGTTAACAACTATTTGATTTTCTTTTCCGCTATAAAAAATTTCAATTATGGTTAATAAAATATGATGCAAAAAAAAGATTCCTATACCCAACCCAAATGTCACGAAAACATTTACGCTTGTCTCTTTTATGAAATAATCAACGATTATCCATGCTATTGTTAACAAAGAAAGAGAAAACCAAAGTAAAAATATTCTCATCAGACAATATCTGATTTTTTTCATCAACATATTAATCCCTAAACTGAAAAACCATTTTGTTGACGTCAACAAAATTATGGCGCATACCAGAATTGCACTGGTTGGCGGCTTTTAGGTTATAAAACCTTTTTGATATTCATCGGGCTTTTAGATGATTAATCTAAAAGCTGTAAATATCCACCCGTTCAACTAAGGAGTAGTTTTTGCGTTTCACTGTCAACGCCGATGCGCCCTTGATTGTTTGTTGTCTGTATTGTACAATACAATAAAAGACATGTAAACTGAAATAAGGGGGTCGTTACAATGCAACCGCACGAAGATAAAAAACCTTTTTATAGAGTAACGGTTGATGTTTCACCAGACTTGCACGGACAGCTAAAAGAACTGAGTGAAACGAAAAATAAAAGCCAAAGCGATATACTGAGGCAATCTATTAATTTGATGTACACAACTGTATTTAATAAGAAAACCAGGCTAACAAGGGTAACAGGAGACGAGGTAGATTAAAATTTAATTTTACGGGCATAAAAATAGGGACAATAAGAGAAGGATACTTCATGTTTAAAAACTAAAGCAAAAGGGGCAAGACATGAATGACACTGAAGAAGTGGGACAAGATGAGATAAAGACAGCTAAATTTGTTAAGGGTTACGGAAACATAAAATCACAAATAAAAATGATTTTCGGCGTTAGTATGGGTAACGAGAAACAAACCGGTAATGATTTAATATCGTTTGTAAATCTAATTAATTCACACACGCATAAGATAACAGATGTTGAAATAATGGTTGCAGATTATTTGCATCGGCATTATTCGACAGAAGAAGAAGCACAAGCCGCTGGTGACGAGTGGCTCAGAGATAATGCAGAAATATTAAAGCAATTAAAAGTTCCTTACAAAATAGTGCGCTGGAAAGATATTCTTGCTGAACCAGAATTTCAACAAGCACAAATTAAAATAAAAGAACATTATGAAAAAGATTCGGGCTTCAAAGCCAAAGTTCAAAACGTTGCAAAAAGCCATATTGATAAAGGCGACATTACAAATGTTGAAAAATATCTACTCGAAGAATGCGCGTATTTTATCTATAAAACAGGATATCTAACTTATCCTGCCGACAAATTAAATTCTGCCTGTATGCACCTCATTCAAAAATATAATAACGATTTATTATTTTTTCCTTATAGACTCGATAAACGAAAAAAATCTGATGAGTTTAATCCTTCCATGCAATTACAGCAGCAGCAAATTACACAGCAAAATTCAAATACAAGCACAGTCAACAGTTATTTATCATACGTATCAGTTTCACGCGTTCAACCATCTTATTGCTACCCAGAGGAATTGATGGTCGGATGCAGTAAGTTAGCTTTACTCATGGGAAAACACGGCATAACAAAAATTGAGCAAAGGGAGCAGTTTTTTAGTCAATACCTTAAATCAATGCAGCCTTGCATGAGCATGGTTCCGACGTTGGTTTGTGGTGAATCGTCAACGGAGATAGAAAGGAGAGACAATTATGTACAAGGGCACAGACCAAAAGGGGTGGGAGTCAATAATTAAGGCTTCTGCTGGCGAAGCAATAGACTGTATTGCTGATTTTATGGGCGTTTATTACAACGTCATTGACACTAAAGGAAACTTTATCGTCAAAAACGAAAAGTTTATGTCGGATTTTCCAATGCTTGAAAAGGATTGTTTGCAAGCAACGGATGCTTGGAAAGATTGTGTTGCTGTAATGAAAAGCGGTAAACGCAAAATTGTTGAGGAAGAATATAACGGACGGTTTCTGATGTCTGTGAAACAGCCTGTTTATGATAAGAAAGGAAAGTGTGTCGGCATATCAATCATTAGTCATGATATTACTGACGTAAAACAAGCCGATATTGCAAAAAGAAATTTCATAAATAGTATTAGTCACGACATAAGAAATCCTTTTTGCGCTATTCGTTATCTTACTGAAGCACTTGCGCGTGATGAAAAAAATGCTGATAAAAAAGAAAAGTTGAGGATGGTTTCAACGTCTTCAGATTATCTTTTGCAGTTTCTTGAAAAAATAGTGTCTTTTGTTTCAAGCTCAAATTATCAAGTTAAAGAAGAATTTAACATCAAAGAATCATTACAAGGTGTAATAAAAATGATTGAGCCAATTATGAAAGATAAAAAAATTGATGTCGAGCTTAAGTGTCCAAGTAAGAAAATTTATTGCAGTAAACTTGATTTTGAGCAGATTTCATTAAATCTTATTACAAATGCAATAAAATTTACTGAAAAAGGAAAAGTGTCAGTCGTTGCAAAGTTTAAGAAAAAGGGCCAAGGTATAGGCATGAATTTATTATTCATTGATACTGGCATCGGCATTGAAAAACAATATCAAGAAAAGATTTTTGAAAAACATTTTCAGAGAGTTAATCCAAGCTATTTAGAACCACGCTATAACGGTTCAGGCTTAGGATTAAGCATTGTCAAAAACCATCTTCGCAATATGCAAGGCAGCATAAGCGTTAAAAGTGAACTTGGGAAAGGCTCAACATTTGATGTTTATTTACCTGTTTAAGAGAGAATTTTAATGATTGAACATAGAGAAAGAGAATTAAAACAAAGGGCATTTAATGATAGTGATATCGCTTTAAAACTCCTGAGCAGGGAAGCTCATGACTTTTTTAATCCTATTGAATTGCTGCGCCTTGCGCGCAGCTTTCCTGGGTGTGCGAAATACATCAACTTTAATGATGCTTTGAGAAATCAGATTGATTCAACGACATGGCTTGGTGTTATGGCCCCTTATTCGTGGGAGGCTCAAATTGCGTATCAAAACACGCAGGCAAGAAATGTCCCCACCATGTTTTAGTGTCGTTTTTTTGGACTATTAAGCACAAAATTTAATACGTCATTGTAGGCTTGTATTTTACCTTCGAGCATTTTTTCGTGGGTTCTGTTTAGGTTTGCAATGTCTTCTGATTGTTTCTTTTCCGTGCTTTCAATCCTTTCGTTTAAGAAATTTACAATTTCTCGTACATCCATTTTCTGATTAAATCTCCGTTAAAAGCTGATTATTATACCGAATAAATAGAATTTAATTATGTCTATTTTTATTTAAACACACGGTGACAAAACCAGCAATCAGGAAAAAAATGATAGGAATGAGAAAAGGAAGGGCGACATAAAACCAAGACCAATTAATTAAGCCACAAAGCTTGAGAACGACAAAGATTAAGCCTAGGGTATCAAGAAAATTCATGCCATTGTCGCGCTTAAAAGCCATTTTAAAACGGGATTTCGAGTCCATCATCATTCTCCTTTGCAGGTAAATCACTATAGGATTGATTATCACCCTTTTCCTTCGCGTCTAACATCTGAAATGAGGTGCAAATGACTTCAGTGGTGTAATGGTCGTTTCCGCCTTTATCTTTCCATTTTCGCGTTCGTAGCGTTCCCTCGACGTAAACCTTTGACCCCTTCTTCAAATACTCTTTGGCAAGTTCGGCTTGTTTCTTGTAAATGACAACCTTGTGCCATTCCGTCGATTCTTTTTTTTCACCCGTGTTTTTGTCTTTCCAGCTTTCACTTGTAGCAATCTGAAAATTCGCCACAGCGTCCCCACTGGGTGCATAACGTATCTCAGGGTCGGCCCCAAGGTTACCTAGCAAAATTACTTTGTTTACTCCGCGCTGCATTGTTCTCTCTCCTTTTCCATCCTGTCTCTCCAAGCCCTTTTCTTTAAATAATGAGCCTTGATAACATCTTCTTTTGTATAGCTATCTTGCACTGGCTCTATTCCCCTTTCTCTGCAAACCTTTTGGTAGATTTCATCTCTTAAAAACGTGTAAATTTTATCTGAATCAATACCAACGCTCACTTGATTTCCGTTTATCTGCAAAATAGTAATCGTCATCTCCAGAGATTCATAATCATCATTCTTAAAAACTTTTATGTTCTCTCCAACACGCCGCGTTAAATTTAGCATTCTCAATCCCTTCTATCATTTAAAATTTTCCTCAATGATTGACCTGATGGCATCTGCACTCACAGGTTTAATCACTACCCCATCAAAGCCAGCCTTCGCACATTTATCCTCAACCATCCCAATCTCAGAGGCCGTGTGTGCATAAATTAATATTCTCATTTTGTTTTTGACAGCATAGGCCCTTAACTGTGTTGCTACTTCATAGCCGTCCATCTCAGGCATGTTTAAATCGGTAATAACAATGTGGTATCTCTTACCGCTATGTATGACCTCATTAACCGCCTCTTTACCGCTTCCAACAACCTTTGCATTGCTGTCAATGGTCTTGATAACGTCCTCTAAAGCGAACTGACAAATGGGACTGTCATCGACCCCTAAAATGTTTACTGACTGTTTACATTTTGGTGTGTTGGTATTAGACTTAACTTGTTTATGTTTCATCTGCATAAATTTTCTCCTTGCTCCATGAGATAGATGACCGTCGGGGAACTTGCCCGTAACTCGACGGTCGTTGATTTAAGAAAGTTTATCGTTAAGACTTGATAGCTTGTTCTCCTCTTTGGCTTCTACAAACGCGACATCTATTTTCAAATTACCGTCACGAATAGCTGTGCCGATACCTATCATTTCCTCAACATCTTCAGGCGTGATTTCCTGCATAGCACCCTTTTTAAAATAAGCCAGTATTTTTTCGTTAGGAATGCCCATCTTTTGAAAGCGGTCAAATAGGTTTTTAACCTTCTGGGATATTTTTGTCTGGTCGCCAATGGCAAAATTAACAGCAGCCGTGTAAACCTTTTTGACAAAAGACTTTGGGACGACGCTAAAAATGGCGTTACGAAGGGCGATGGATTGTGCGGCGTTGCCTGTGACGACCTGCATATCTTGGCTGAATGTCTTTCCGGCTCGTGTCAGGATGCTTCTTTTAACCTGCTTTGTGATTTTGACGTTCTTCTCTAAGTCCCAGCAAACCGCTTCAGCCGTGATGGATTTACCGTCGTTATCAATAACGCGTGAGCCAGCATGAAGATTACCCCAGCAGCTCGCAATAATTTCAGCAAGTCTGATAGATTCACCTTTTAAAAACGATTGTGAGCCGTCTGTATCGCTACCGCGTGGCAAAGAATAAATACATGACTCTGCTGTTTCTTCGTCAATGGTGGCAAGCATGATAGCCTCAGCCAGAAATTTTTCAGGATTTCTGGGGTAATTTTTGGCGGTAGAAATCTGAGTGTCTAATTCAACATTAACAATTTTTGATACTGTACTTACAGGTTGGAATTGCATTCGTATATCTCCATTAAAGTATGAAAAGGATTTTGGTTCAGGGTATAGGGAGGCATATTAATTTTAGTGATAGTCTCTCTATCTAAGTCCCATTTTTGATTGTCATAGCATTTTCTTAATAGCTTTAATGCGTCTTTATACTCACGCCGTCCTTGCTCGATAGTTAATTCATCGAGTTCATAAACGTAAGGTTTGTGAGGTGCATCCGTTGGGGCTGCAATGATAGTGAAATGCTCTACCAACTCACCTGTGTTTCTAAATACTGCATCAATCTGCATAGCAGCCTGGATGTGATAATTGTATCTGTGAACGGAATAGATAAAGTTTTCAGGTGATGCGTCATTCGTTGTTTTTAAATCGCAAAGCATCGAATAGGTATGGCTCCAAATATCGGGACGCGCTTTACAAACAAGGCCCGATTCTTCGTCCACCCAAAAGAGAGATTTTTCAATAGAGAGCGCACCGCTTAATAATTTGCTGACGCTTTTATTGTCAAGTGCAGCTTTTGAAATAGCCTTGGCAAGTATTGCATCTTCTTCTCTTAATATTTTTTTGCCGACAGCATTTTCCTCAAAGCTTTTAAGATAATCTTTGCCTTTGGTGGTTCGTAAATCGACCTTTTCCATGACGGCAAATTCTTCCAAGAATTTTTCAGGTTCTAACACAAGCGTATGCACTGCACTCCCGACTAATAAAAAAGCTGGCGATGCTTTTGGCTCTTTTGGCTCAGGGTTAATATATTTATCCCAATAATGCAAAGGTGATTTTTTTAATTCTGATATCGCACTTCTGCTTATGCCTTTGTGCTTGTGATATTCCTCATTTGAGATATCGTAAATCCCTGTTGTGTAGTCTTTATCTTCCATGCGCGACGCCCCTTTATCCTCAGATAATTTATGGTCGGCGCGGTTGTTTTCTTTTAAACTCTCGTTAGTCATACGCAATCCTTACTCGGTTGTGTGTGATTAGTCGGTGACCTTCCGCCCTACGGTTGGTCATCGACGCTTCAAAATAGCGTTACATAATTATAAATACATATTCAATCATGTCAAGCTTTTTAAGCCTATTTCATACATAAATTTTATGTAAAGTTTATGTATGAATTATGTCTTTATCCATTTTGCCAGCAATGAGGGCTTTTTAGCAAGTCCGCTCATAGCAATAACAACAATATCTGTCGTTGTCATTTTATTAACGTTTAATTTTTTTCTGGCATATTCAACCAGCGTTTCCATATTCTCAACCGTCTTAATATCAACGACAAAGTTTTTCCTAATCCTTCTTGTGCGTGATAAGAACCCTGCACTTTTGGATTTCTCTTGCTTTTTAGTAACTGGCAAATCGTCTTTACTTAAGATTTTTTTTACTGCCGAAGATGATTTCTTCTTCACCCAACATCCCCCTCAATTCTCTTGAAAAATTTCTATAATCTTGTGCCGCGTTGCAATCCGGTTTGTATGCAAAGACAGTTTTATTGTGAATCTTAGCATTGTTAATCGTGGCGTCAGACCGGATAATTGTGTCAAATAATTTGCTCTCAAAGTCTGTTAATTGGTCTTTCATAAAATTTATAGCAATCGTCATTCTTTCATCTCGCCTATTTCTTAAAAAGCGATAATCAAAGCTTTGTGACTCTTTTGCCTCTGAGACCATATTAAAAAAGTCTTTGATACCATGTAATCCGTCTGATTCGTAAGGTGTCAGAATCACCAGAAGGTCAGCAGCATAAGCCCCATTTATACATAAATCACATAATGTTGATGGTAAATCAATTAAAATTATTAAATTTCTTTTTGTAAATCTCTCCTCAATTTTATCAATTTGTCTTTTAAGATATTTTTCCTTGTGCATCTTTCCTGATAATGTTGATTGAAAAACGGCAAGTGAAATGTCAGAGGGCATAATATATAAGTCATTACGTTTAATGCCATCAATGAAAGCCGGATAAATAGCCTGCATTGGGTCGAAGTGTTTGTCTTGTAAGACATCCGTTAATGTATAAAAGTTTTCCCTCTCAGGGTAATTGCTAGGGTCATAAAAAACTCTCGTCGATGAGCCGTTAGGGTCTAGGTCTATTAATAATACGGGTACTTGGTCATTACATAAGGCATCAGCCGAATTAACAGCGCCCGATGATTTTCCGACGCCGCCTTTCTGATTACAAAACGCAACTTTTTTCATTGACTTTCCTTAAATCCAAAGTTATCAATTGTTTCAGAGTATATCGTTACATAAACTTTATGTAAAGCTTATGTAAATTTTATGTATAAAATAACACGAAAACTCTCTGAAAGCCATATATATCAAGGAATTGTCAAGACTTAATGAAAATAAAAAAATGCTATTTACAACGAATTTTTTTTGATGTTAAATGGTGGTTTTAAATTAGCTCATAGGATGATGCGAGATGAAAGACAGAGAAACTGTCCCCACAAGGATAACTATTGCAAAGTTTCGCAGCGGCGCGATAGTCACTTACGGGGACTACAGAGATACACAAAACATACAACAAGCCTTTTGTTTATCCACAAGAAAACAAAAAAGGAGCATGTATGTCTTGTAACAATAATAAAACATTACGGAACGTCTTGCAACCGCATGAAACAAAGGTTTATCGTTTTTTTCAGCCACCAAAAGGTGATAACCTTCGACCCTATCACATAAGAAACGCGATTAAAAAGCTTGATAAGTCTGCTGATAAACCTGAAACCGGATTGGTTCATCTGTTATTAAAAAACCCAAGTGGTAGAGTAATAGACCAATCACGCCTTGAAGCGTGTATCACTGTGGCACAAACCCTTGTTTACTTCACAGATTTTGAAACAGGATATGTTGGGAAGTTTTGCAAAAAGACAGGCGAATTTAAGCACATGAGTATTGGAAGTATCGCCTATTACGCAGGGATAGGCTTAAGACGCACGAAAAGAGCTTTGGAAGACTTAACCATCACTTTTTATTTTGAAAGCAAAAAACGTGTTCGTAGGCTCTCAGAGATGATGTTTAAATCCTACACCTCAATCAAGAAACTCACGGCTAAGTTTTTTTATCACTTAGGCATCAAAGAGAAGACCCTCAAAAAGATTAAACGATTCAAAGAGCAGCAACGCGCTGAGATTCAATCAAAGCAATCCTTTCATGTTCAAGATGCTCAATTCGTTCAACGAAATGTTTTTGACCACAAAGGACATCACGTCAAAAACTACACTGAAAAAATCCCTCGAAGTATTATGCAGATTATCCTCAAACGCTTCGCCTTCTAACCACAGAAGGAAAGCCCGTGGTTTAAACTCAAATTTTCGCAATTACGAACCTATTTTTCGCAGTTGCGTTGACTTATTTTTTTTAAAATTTCCTTTTCTGTGCATAACCCTGTTCATAAACCCAAGAGTCTTTCTAAAAACTTGTCCCTTACTGTATTAAAAAACCTGTCCCGTCAAAATAATACTGTCTTTAAATATTCTGTTTGTTTTGTGTTTTTTGAATAAAAGGCATTAAATCTGTGGATAACTCAAGAGGGGTACAAATTTTACCCTTGGTAGGACTTCAGGACATGCAGGACATGGATATAAAAATTAACTTCTTGTCAAAAGTACGATACCTATTCAAAAGTGAGTGAGTATCGTACCTATATTTTATTTTCACGTTTTCATTCATTTTTTCACGCCAAGTTTCACACTTTCACAAAGTGAGCTTAACCGTGAATGAGATGTGATAAACTGGGTAAGAAACCATACCTCACTGTTTAACGGGTAGGTATCATACCTATTTGCCGACATCGGAAAAATGGTCAAAAATTAAACAAGTGAGTTTATGTAAGCAAATTACTTACAAATAAGATTTTATTAACAGGTTTATCAAGTGAATCTGTGGATAACTTTTCAGACGATTTTATCGACTATCAATAAAACGGTCGCATGATGTTTGGCTAAAATAGCCCCTTAAAATATCCAACCTATGGATAAAATAGACGGTTAAAAAATCCAAAAGACTTCAAGACATTAAAGACATGGTTTAGAGAGTTTTTTTTCAGAGATAAAAAAAAGCAGTCTTAATCATTAAGACCGCTCGGCTTTATATCATGATACGACGTTCGACGACAACACCCAATATCTCAATTTTTGATAAATCATCAAATACATTATGTCCATATTTATCATTAAGACAATTTAATGTGATGCGTCCTTCAGCTTTGAATAGCTGCCTTAAAACGGGAGTATCATTTTGACCATACTTACAGATGACAAACTTGCCATTGTCAGCATCTTTTGCAGGTTCGACGATGACGTAATCACCTGGATTGAAAGTGATACCGCCTTTACTCTGCATGACATCTGATTCGACCTTCACAACAAAGCAATCTTTTTTTCTGTCAGATGATAAAGCTACATGTTCAAATACCCTTTTACTCAACATACTATCTCCCTGTGTTAGCCAATCCTCAATCTCGTCCCATTTCACTATGGGCGCAAAGTTCACTACTCTATCAAAGTTCTCAAAATTTTTATATTCTTTGCCGTATAGCAACATATCAACAGAAACATTAAGCGCATCAGCTATTTTTTTAACAGTGGGATAAACAGGTCGATTATGTAATTCATTTTCAATTCTTGAAATATAGCTTCTTGTAAAATTTGTCAATCTTGCAAGCTCACTGGCTGATATTTTTTTAGCTTTTCTGATAGCCTTGAGGTTCTTTCCAAAAATGTCTATAGGGGTCATAATGTTTCCTGAATGTAACAAAAAATGTTTTTTATCTATTAACATTTACACAAATTTGATGCACAATTCAAAAAAAAGATTTGCGCAATCGCAAAATAAGGGGATAAGGAATGTCCAACGTTAAAAAAAAGGAAGTATTTACATGCTTTGAAGAAGCTTTCACGGCTGATTTAGATGAATCACCTCTGAATCGTCAGAAGTTTGCTTCAATCATGTGGAAAAACAGAAGCGACAAACAAGCGTATGATTATTTACATTATAAGCTTGACCCAAAGAGAAGGCCAAGTCTTACTGTAACAGAATTTATTAACGGCGCAAAGGAGATTGGCTGTGTTGATAACACACTCCGGTACATTTGCCACGAATTAGGGTATGAAATGCCTGAACGCATTGAAAGCGAATCAGGCAAAATTGCAGAAAAAGAAATGATAGACTTGGATGAAGATATTGCAAATCTTCACAGAAATCTATTTGAAAAACTTCACAGAAAAGAAGTTTTAAAAAATAAAATTAAGAGGGTAACAGGAAGCGATTAGATTTTAAAAGGGAATGCCATGAAAAAACTTGTCTTGTTTTTTGAAACGGGGAGCAATCCCATCATCGTTGGTACATCCCGATTTATCGCAACAAATCAAAAGCAATATATTACTACAAACACAGGAGCGTTTATTTTGACAAGCGGCACGAGGGCATTATCAGATAATCTTGGCCGTATGATTAAGACAAGCGATGGGCAATTTATCTCAGCATAGGACGCAAAAATTATGGCAACTCCACAAGTTGAAGTTCAAGACATTCCCGATTTTGTAAATCCCCTTGATGGTACTGAAAAGCTTTTGGGTGACCAGGGAGGAACGACAGGTCTTGCCTTGGTATCTGATATTGATGAATTTACGAAGGTCACGCCTTTTGTCCCTAATATTCAAACAGGTACTACATACACGCTCACAGCCTCAGATAATGGCAAAGCAATCATCTTCACAAATGCTTCAGCAGTTACCATTACTTTGCCAGAGCAAGATACTGAAACATTAGCTGTTGGTTTTAGCTGTCTTATACGAACACGGGGCGCAGGTGGTGGCACAATCGTTGCTGAGGGTTCAGATACAATCGCAGGAAATACAGCAACAGGTGCAAGCTCTACTGGGGATGCAGGAATTTCATTATCTGAAATTAATGCTGGCGTTAATGCTTGGGACGTTTTCGGAGGAGTTTAAGGATGCCATCAAATACAGATTTTCAAAAGCGTATTGCAACACAAGGGACAATCACTGCAACCATCCCAAGCGGTAAAACGCAGAGTAATATTTTTAATATTCAAGGCATGAATGTCATTGCCATTGAAACACCAGCCGCTTTCACAACGGGTGATTTAACGTTTAAAAAAATTGGTCTTGGTGATTCATCAGGTAACGCCACAAAAACGGTTTATGACAGTGAGCAGGCTGCCTTTACATTAAGCGGCGTGAGTGCTAACGGTTATTATCCTGTCCCAGCAGGTGTCTTTGCAGGTATTGACGCAGTACAGGTCATCTCATCTGTATCGCAGGGACAAGATACCGTAATAACATTTGTACAGATTCCGTTATTGTATGCCTGATAAAGCAAAAGCCGTAAAAAAACAGGGTAGACCTACGCTGTATAGTGAAGAATTAGCCAATAAAATTTGCACGGCGATTGCTAATTCTACACGCGGTCTTTCGCATCTTTGTAAGGAAAACCCTGACTTTCCTTGCAGAGATACGATTCATGAGTGGGTTTTCAGTAATCCTATTTTTTCCGACAAATACGCGCGCGCTAAAGAGCTTCAAGCCGAACTTATGATAGATGAGATGATTGATATCGCGGATGATGGTCGGCTTGATACTATCATTGATGATGAAACAGGACATGAAAGAACAAACTACGACGTGATTCAACGTTCAAAGCTTCGAGTAGACACAAGGAAATGGATTGCCAGCAAATTATTGCCTAAGAAATACGGCGATAAAATTACGGCAGAGCATACAGGAAAAGATGGAGATGCAATCGAACACTCACACACAGGATTTGTTGCCGTTATCCCCGCAGAATCTTCGCTTGAAGACTGGACAAAGAATAATTTGGAAGCCGCAAGCGGGGCCACAAACCCTGCTGATGACGTGTCCAGTTGAAGATATTTTCTTCGGTGGTGCGCGAGGTGGGGGGAAGACTGATGGCATCCTTGGCAAATGGCTTGGGCATTGCGGACGTTATGGAGCGAATGCCAAAGGAATATTATTCAGGCGGTCAATGCCTGAACTTGATGAAGTGATTAATCGCTCCTATGAAATATTTTTTCCATTAGGGGCTGAGTTTAAAGCTTCAAAAAAGGTTTGGACGATGCCAAACGGCGCAAAATTAAAAATGCGCTTTTTGGAAAACGATGACGATGCGATGAAGTATCAAGGGCATAGTTACACGTTTGTTGTATTTGATGAGTTGGGAAACTGGGCGACTTCTGACGCTATCGACAAAATAAGAGCAACATTAAGAAGTCCGCACGGTGTGCCTTGTCAGCTTGTTGCAACGGGTAACCCTGGTGGTGTTGGGCATACATGGATAAAAGACAGATATATCAAACCCTCTCCGCCTTTAAAACCATTCTATGATACGAACACAAGAGTTTTTCGTGTTTACATTCCATCACGTCTCGAAGATAACAAGATTTTGTGTCAGAACGACCCGAATTATCGCAATCGTTTAATGGGTTCTGGGGCTGCGTGGTTGGTCCGTGCATGGCTTGAAGGTGACTGGAATGCTCAACAAGAAGGGTCAATCTTAAAGCGTGAATATTGGCAGTATTACGAACAAGAGCCAGTTTTCAGTGAGATTATCCAGTCATGGGACACCGCTTTTAAAGCAAAAGAAGAAAGCGACAATAGTGTTTGTATCACTGTTGGTGTTGCAAAAGATGGGTATTACTTATTACATTGCTGGTGTAACAAGGTGGAATATCCTGAGCTTAAAAGCACAGCAATTGCGCTTGCTGATAAATATAAACCAAATAGGATTTTGATTGAAGATAAAGCAAGTGGACAGAGTTTAATACAAGAACTACAGCGTGATACACGATTGCCAATCAGAGCAATAAAAATAGACAAAGATAAAATTGCACGGGCAAATGCTGTCACAGGAATATTGGAAGCAAAAAGGGTTTTTCTTCCCAAGAATGGTGATTGGGTTTTTGACTTCATAGAAGAATGCGCACTGTTTCCTAATAGCGCGCATGATGATAGAGTGGACGCATTCACGCAAGCTTTGAATCATTTAGCTTTGTTAAGTGAAACTGGAATGATTGATTTTTACAAATCTCTAATGGAAGACAGAGAGAAAGAGCAGCAAGATAACAGGGAGCAACACAGTGGCAGATAGAGTGATATACAGCGATACTCGCGATGCGCCTAAAAGCAATTTGCCTGACAGAGTAGGCAACAAAAAACCAATCGAGCAAGGACTGATAAGACGTGTGACGCAGGGCGTTAAGTACATGATTTCAGGGGTCACACCTGATACATGGATGGGGCCAAGCCAACCCATGCAGCCAGCAGCCCAAGAAGTCGCAGGGCGTCAGTATGATTTTAGCGTTGCTCAAAACATTGACTATTCAAACCGTGTACTTGCAGGCGTTAGCTGGTATGAATTACGCGCACTTGCCAATAACTACGATTTACTACGCTGTGCCATTGAAACACGCAAAGACCAAGTATCAAAACTTGAATGGATTATCTCTCCTAAAGACAAAAAAGCGGATGTAGAAAATGCAAAGATTGACGAACTCACCAAGTTTTTTGCATTCCCTGACAAATTAAATAACTGGGATTTATGGCTAAGAATGTTGATGGAGGATTTACTTGTCATTGATGCGCCAACTCTTTACCCACGATTTACAAACGGCAATAAGTTATATTCACTTGAGATTATGGACGGCGCAACTATTCGCAGGCTAATTGACGATAGTGGTCGTACGCCATTGCCCCCATCTCCTGCATATCAGCAGATTTTAAAAGGCATCCCAGCGGTTGATTATTCACTTGATGAATTGATTTATGCACCCAGGAACTTAAGACCAAATACAGTGTACGGCTATTCACCTGTCGAACAAATTATCATGACCGTTAACATTGCAATTCGACGTCAGCTTTCTCAATTGCAATATTATACCGAGGGAAATATACCTGATGCGTTTATCACCTGTCCTGAAAGTTGGAACACAAACCAGATAAAAGATTTCCAAATTGCTTGGGACTCTTACATGAGCGGCAACACGGGTGAGCGTAGAAAAGCCAAATTTATTGCTGGCGGCGCACAGATTCACGAAACACGCGAAAACCCTTTAAAAGACGAATATGATGAGTGGCTCGCGCGTATCGTATGCTATTGCTTTAACATCTCGCCTCAAGCATTAATCAAACAGATGAATCGTGCAACTGCACAAACCGCACAAGAGACAGCAGTTGAGGAAGGTTTAACGCCATTAATGAATTGGATTAAAAACTTCATCAATGGAATTATTGTCAAATACTTTGGTTATACCGATGTTGAATTTACATGGAAAGAAGAACAAGACCAAGACCCTCTCACGCAATCACAGATTAACGATTTGTATATTCGTAATGGTGTGAAGTCAGTTGATGAAGTACGCGCAGAATTAGGACTTGACCCAATTGGAATGAGTAACGCTGTGTATGGTTCGATGGGTGTTGAGTTTGTAAAAGATTTAATAGACCCAAATTATCAAGATGCCAAAATGCAACAAAATGCGCAATTGAGTTTACAAGATAATTCCAATGTAAACGAAAAAGAAAAAGAGAAACCTAAACCTGATGAGGAAAAAAATACTGAAGAACAGAAGCTATTAAAACGCCAAAAAAAAAAGCGTGTTTTAAAACGTATTAATCGTGAGCGCGCACTTGTAAATAAAAAAACATTCCAACTTAAAAAATATCTTTCCAAGTTCTTAAAAAAAGAAGGAAAGAAAATAACAGCGAAAATCATTGGAAAAATAAACAAAGCAGATATTCCAAGTGATGTGCAAAAAATACTGGACGATATAGATTTTCAAGGTTGGAGTGTTATTGTTGGTGATGTAGAGGAAATGCTGCAAAGCATGGGCGAAGATGGAGCGAAACTCGCCTTACTACAACTCGGAGGGATAGCCGATGACAAAACAATTGTTTCTAGCTCTGATGCTGTTACTAATGACTATGCAAAGCGCAGGGCAGCCGAACTTGTGGGTATGCGATACACTGCTGAGGGCGACCTTATTGAAAATCCCAACGCGAAATGGGCAATCACGGATAGCACCCGCGATATGCTGCGTAGCACAGTCACAACAGCCCTCGAAGAAGGCTGGAGCAATGACCACTTAGCCGATGAGCTTGAAAACAATTTTGCGTTTTCATCTTCACGGGCCGAGACCATTGCGCGCACAGAGATTAAACGTGCTGATATGCAAGGCTCATTAAGTGCTTATAAAGAATCTGGTGTTGTACAAGGCAAAGAAAGCCTTTTATCATTCGACTATGACGATGATGATGAATGTCAGGAAAACGCTGACGCTGGCGTAATACCACTTGATGAAGATTTTCCAAGCGGCGATGATGCACCCCCATATCATCCTAACTGTAGATGTGATTTAGTACCGTCCGTAATTGAAGGGGAAGACAATGAAGAACCTGAACAAGAGACAGATGAAGAAAATACGGAAGAAAATTGATTACACAATAAATGAAATCAAAATGCCACAATTAAAAGATTTGTTATATCCGGTAACAAAGCCTATTAGAACTTTAGAAGATTTTGAGAGAGCCAAAAAAGAGTTTGGAATTTAAGCGAAGCGGATTTTTTTTGTCTTAAGTGTTAATAGGCAGTAACTTTTTTTGTTTACTTACTGTTTACATTTTGTTTTAACTCATTTATATTCGCATGATACAAGGGAGCCTAGGCAAATGGAATTACAAATTTTTGCGGAAATCCAAAAGGTAGACGACGACCAAAGAATGGTTTACGGCTACGCGTCCACAACTTCTCTGGACAGCCAGGGAGACATCATCACAAAAGAAGC